AATCGTTCGGACTACCTGCTACGGCTGACTTTATGATTGCTCTGATTGCTACTGATGAGCTTAAGGCTCTGAATCAGATTATGGTTAAGCAGCTGAAGAATCGTTACAGTGATCCTGAGATGTATAAGCGCTTTGTTGTTGGTGTTGATAGACCAAGAATGCGCTTGTATGACGCTGAGCAATCAGCTCAAGATGATATCGTAGATGATAGTCCTGTCTATGATAAGACGCCTTCAGGTAAGCAATTTGACAAAGAAAAATTTAGTGGATTTAAATGATGAAAAGAGTTGCACTCTTTCTATAAAGTGAGTATAGTAAGAATATGTTACATACGACTGAACTTGGGTGGACCGAATACTGCGTCCCAGGCTTTAAGCACCTTTCCAATCACCATATAACCGAAGATGGGTTAATTGGTAAGCGGGTAACACCCGAGACAGCAACGCATGCTATTGTGGTTGAGGTCGAGAGAGTTGATGAACTAGAGTTGAAAATTACGTCTGTTGAAACGAGGGTATTGTAATGTTCGAAGTGATGAATCGTTCTGAAGAAGCTTGGGGTCCGCTCGCTAAGTGCGATGATAAGACCTTTACGAAGCTTATTAATCAACTTGATGCTAAGACCAAGATCAAGGACCATCTCAAGAAGCAGAAGAAGCTCAAGACGTATAAGGTCTCATTTACCAAGCAATGGCATTCGGATCAGTTTGAAGTTCAGGCTGAGAGCGATTGGGATGTTAGTTCTGTCGCTGCTCAGTACTTCAGAGAAAATGAAGATAAGATCGGGTTCAAGGAACAGCCGCGTAGTAAGTGGGCTGGGGAATACAAGGGCTACGATACTATCAGCTATGTGAAGGTGCGCGCATGAAAGTTGGCATAACCTTTTCAACCTTTGACTTGCTGCATGCCGGTCATATTATGATGCTCGAAGAAGCCAAAACGCAATGCGACTGGCTCGTTATTGCTCTGCAGTCTGATCCTACTGTGGATAGACCCGAGAAGAATAAACCTATTCAGACGATGTACGAACGATATATTCAGCTCAAGGGCTGTAAGTATGTCGACGAGATCGTTCCTTATACGACCGAAGAGGAAGTCCGACTCATTCTTGAGTCACGCCACTTTGATGTCAGAATTATCGGTGAAGACTATAAGAATAAGGACTTCACGGGTAAGGATATATGCGATGAACGTGGTATTCGCGTATATTATAACTCCAGACAGCACCACCTGTCATCTTCTGAACTTCGTAAAAGGATCAAGGACAAATGATGAATTATAAGAGCATCCGTAGTGATAAGGTCAATCTGTTTGATGTGCATGAATCACATACCAACCAGATTATTCTTTCAGGTCTTACAAGCGAAGCAGCTAAGAAAGCGACCCGTCAGCTTAATATGGGTGGTGGTTTCGACGGGTGGACACCTTCGTTCTTTCTAGCTCAGATTCCATTACCTAATTTTACAGGGAGTGATGCATAATGCCATGGCTTCTGCTAACTGTCGTTGTTATCATTGCAGTTACGGCTTATATGATCCTCACAGCTCCTGAAGGTTATGAGGATGAAGATGGCTTTCATTATGGACGACCTGACGAGCACGATAAGGACTTTTTTTAAAAATAACAGTTGCATTATTTCCTTTTCTATGCTATAGTAAGATGTAAGATGAAGAGAAGGAAGATGGAAATGGAAGTTCTCGTTGGTGATCGTGTTCGTTGGCAGTCGTGCGAAGGTACGAAGCGTGGCGAAGTTCGTCAGATTTTTAGCGCTTTGGATTCGTATGGTGATAATATCAACTTCTACCATATCGAATACAGCGATGGTTTCAACGGTACGTCGATGGCGATGATCTCGGAAGATCGTCTTCATGAGATCGAATTCAAGGTTACGTTCCGTGACGTTGAAATTCAGATCGCTCGTGGTGAAAAGGTTGTAGCATAATGGCTAGTCATACTGTACAGTACTTCGGCATGGACACAGTTGAACGAGCAATCGCGGCTTATTTTATGAAGCACGGTGTTACGGAAGAGGTCCGTGACTATCTCATGAAGTTGGAAATTGAAGACGGTGATGCATTTTTCGAAATGGTATCTAATTTTATTGAAAAGAATAAGGATTAAATATGTTGATTACTACCCCTATGGCTCTGAATGATGTTGTAACCGTTAAGATGGTTGGCGGTGACGAAGTCATCGGCAAACTAACTGATGAGCGCACAGATACATATATCGAGCTTTCGAAACCACTGATGGTTATGATGGCACAGCAAGGCTTTGGTCTTGTTCCGTACGTACTGACCGCCGGACCAGATGCTACTATTCAGCTCGATCGCAAGCATGTTATCTCTCTCGTCAAGAGCTATGATCAGGTAGCTAAGCAGTATATCAAACAAACTACTGGCCTTATTACCTAAAAGAGTATATACATTAAGTCTAGTTAAGGAGATTTGTTATGACTACTATTTCTGCGAAGCGCCCTCAGCTCTCTGATGGTACTGGTGTTAATCTGCGCTCTGTGACGAACTTTGTTCGTGAAGCTAAGGTTGCGTTGACTCAGTCTGGTGAAGAAGAGGCAGCGCACTTCTTCGAAATGTTTGAAGAGTATCTGGTTAAGGATGTTGCTAACGGTAAGCCGTTTGGGTTTACCTATAAGACGCTCGGTTTGTAAGGAGTTTATATTATGGAATTTTTGATTGCAATTTGGGTACTCGTACTGTTCGTATGTGTTATGAATTTGATTCGCGTGGATCGGTTCGGTAAGCTCCTACGTGCTGAAATTAGTCGGGTAAGTACTGCTCGTTTAAGTGGTAATTATGATGTTCAATGGCCGAATGTACAAGCTAGCTATGACAACCTTAAGTGGTACGATGTTTTTAACTACAACTTTAAGAGCCTTATTGTATACGATACTAAGTATTGAGAGGTATAAAGAATGAAAGATCTAGTAATAGGTGCTATTACTGGGTATAACTTTGACGCCATCGCACCCTGGGTTAACTCGTTAGAGCGCTCAGGGTATGATGGCGATAAAGCTATGCTCTGTTACAATATTAATTTCGATGTATGTAATGAACTCACCAAGCGTGGGTTCAAAGTTTTTGGTTTCGAACAGAACGAGGAAGAGCGTCGCTTAGAATATACCAAGCCAGGTTTCAACGTAGTAGTAGAACGCTTTCATCACATGGCGTTCGTTTTGCGTGAGCTGGATACAAAGTATCGCTACATCGTATCTACAGACGTTAAGGACGTTATCTTCCAGCGTAATCCTTCCGAATGGCTAGAAAAGAATCTTGGTGCACCTCGCGATCTCTCGTATAAGGTAGTAGCTGCTTCAGAGTCGATTCCATATAACAAAGAAGACTGGGGCAACTTTAATCTATATCGCTCTTTCGGTCCTCAGGTATACCAAACCTTCTGTGAAACCATTGTATCAAATGCTGGCGTTATGGCTGGTGATTTTGAGCATATGCTTGATCTCTTTATGCAGATCAGTCTCCTATGTAATGCAGCTCCTGCTCATTATATCGAAGGCGGTGGTGGCCCAGATCAGGCAGCTTATAATGTGCTCATTAATTCCAAACCATGGAAGAAGAATACATTTTTTGCTAAGTCCGAACAGGGATGGGCAGCGCAGCTAGGTACTACAGGTCCTCAGATTCAAGAGCGCTACGGTAAGTTTATTACGGAAGCTCTTCCCACCCTTAAGGACGGTATCGTATGTACATCTACAGGTGAGCCATTCTATATTGTTCACCAGTATGATCGCGCCCCTCAATGGAAGAATGAGATTCTAGCGAGATACAAATGAAGAAGTCTTTAATCTTTTGCTCAGTAGGACAGCCGCTTCCATCTGATGGCCCTTATGCTGAGAACCATTGGCGTCGTACTGACCGTGGTCATCGTGAGTATGAAACTGCTATTGTCAATTATAACTACGAATCTGAATTTAAGCCAGAAGAATATTCGTATGATTTTATTGATAACAAGAAGGGCTATAAATGGCCGCTAGCGCATGAGTATTTGCTTAAACATGGCGATTGGCTCATGGAGAACTATGAGTACATTGGCATCTGGGATGACGACATTCAAGTCGATATCGAATCACTTAACCATTCGTTGATTATGGCTCATAATGCTGGTGCTAAGATGTTTCAGATGTCTCTAACTGAAGACTCTGATGAGTGGTTTGATATCCTCAAGCACAAGCCAGATTACATCTTCTCATGGACAAACTTCATTGAGATCATGTGCCCTGTATATCATACGTCACTTATCCCTATGATGATTGAGTTCTGGGGCTCCTATCCGTTTAAGATGGGTTGGGGCTTCGATAAGGTAGCATGTGAGCTAGCTGAGGCACCTGCGATGGTGATACATAGCAGGCAGATGTACCACCCACGTCGAGCAGAATCAACATACGATAAAGCAGCAGCGTTCGAAGA